CCAACAAGAGGCAGCAGCAGCCCGCGCCGCTGCTGAGGGCCGTGCGGCTGACGCCCTCAAGACCCCTGTGGAAAACCCAGAGGTTATGCTGGACGAGGCCACGGGCGACAGCGCGGCTGGTACTGCACGTAAGCGCCGCCAGCAGTTCGGTATCGGGGCTGGCGCTACTGGCGTNAACATCTGATGTACCACCGTGCCGCAGAACTCTGGNCCGCGTGTGACGGACAGAGGCGCAGCCTTATCACACGGATAGAGCGGTACGCTGCTCTTACCATCCCTAAGGTGTGTCTCCCTGAAGGCTACGACAACAACGCCACAGACGAGACACACGACTACCAGAGCATCGGGGCACAGGCAACCAACCACCTGACCAACAAGCTGATGCTTGCGATGTTCGCACCTTCCCGCCCGTTCGCCAAGTTGCAAGCAGGCAAGAAGGCCAAGGCCCAGGCTCAGGCCCTGAAGATGACGCAGACCCAGCTTGAGCAGATGCTGGCTAGCGGTGAGCGTGAGGCTATCAAGGAGCTTGACTCCAAGGGCCAGCGACCCAAGCTGTTCCAGTTGCTTCGTCATCTGGTGGTTGCGGGTAACGTACTCATGGTACTTGACAAGAAGGGCATTCGTGCCATCGGCCTCAAGAACTATGTTGTTAAGCGCAACATCTGGGGCGAGGTCATGCACCTAGTTGTGCGGGAGCAGATCAAGTTCGACGAGCTTGACCCGGCCATCGTTAAGCTGATGCGTACCCGCTACCAAGATGACACCCGCGTGGACTTCTTCAAGTGGGTACGTCGTGAGAGCAACGGCAGCTACACCATGACCCAATGGGTCAACGAGACACGGCTCCCTAAAGAGTACGATGGCCGTTGGCCTGCTGACCGCCTACCGTACATAGCCCTTACGTGGGACTTGGCCGACGAGGCTGACTATGGTACAGGCTTGGTCGAAGAGTACAGCGGCGACCTTGAGGCTTTGAGCACGCTGTCTGAGGCTGTGGTCGATGGCTCAGTCCTTGGCACCGAGATGCGGTGGATGGTTAACCCTGGTGGACAGACTAGCATTGATGACCTCAACGATAGTGAGAACGGTGACGCCTTACCCGGCTTGCCTGCTGATGTCCAACCCGTACAAGGTGGCAACCCCCAAGCTATTACCGTAGCCGAGTCGGTGGCCGACAAGTACGAGCGCCGGGTTAGTCGTGGCTTCCTCATGGGCAGTGCCGTTATCCGCGATGCGGAGCGAGTCACCCAAGAAGAAGTGCGCATGACCGCCAACGAGCTTGAGACAGCTTATGGCGGTGTGTACTCCACGCTGGCTAGCAGCTTGCAGAAGCCCGTGGCGCAGTGGCTGTTCGACGCAGTGGGCTTGAAGCTAGACGGTGCCGACCTAGAAGTCACTATCGTCACAGGCTTGGACGCCCTCAGCCGTAACGGCGACCTTGAGAACTTCCGCATGGCTATGGGCGACATGGCCGCTGTGACTAACGTGCCGCCGGACCTTGCTGCCCGTATGAAGTGGGACGAGGTGGGCGCGTTCATTGGACAGGGCCGCAACATTGACCTCAGCCGGTTCATTATGACCGACGCTGAGTTTGCTGAGAAGCAACAGGCACAGGCTGCAACCCGTGTTGAAGAGAACGTAGTTAACGCTGCCGGTGAGGCAGCAGTACAAGGAACACCATGAGCGAAGCAAACCCAGCAGTGAGCGACCCGAACCCAGACAATCTGGAAGCTGATAACCAGGGCGTCTTGCTCGACGAGGTGGCTAAGCCCGCCGCATCTGCTGCACCTGTGGTCCCGGATGATGCCGATGGTGATGTGGTCTATGAACCCACCGGCGACGTTGGCCTAGACCTAGCCCTCGACTTCGTTGGTAAGGCAGGCATCCCCTCAACCCACCCTGCAATGGTTGCCGCGTCCTCTGGCGACTTCTCTATCCTTAAAGCCACTCTGGCTGCTAAGGGTGTGCAGGGCTGGGAACAGTTCGTTGCACTGGGCGAACAGGCTTACCAGAAAACTGTCGCAGCCACTGAGGCTAAGAGCAAGGCTTTGCGTGAGGCTGTCCACAAGGAAGCCGGTGGTCCAGAAGAGTGGGCCGCTGTGCAGAAGTGGGCCGGTGCTAACGCAACCCAAGAAGAGAAGGCAGAGATTAACAACCTGCTGAACCAAGGCGGCTTGCAAGCTAAGCTGGCCGTACAGTATCTGGTAAGCGCGTATGGCCGCGCCAACAACGTCACCCGTGAGCCGAAAGACCCAACGGCTAACGCTACCCGTGGCGGTGTGCCCGGCGCAAGTGACGGTCCCCTCAGCCCCAAGGACTACGCAGAGGCCGTGCGGTCGCTGAACAACAAGCTCCACGGTCGCCTTGAGGGTAGCCGTGANTANGAGCAGTTGCAACGCCGCCGCGCCTCGTACCGGGGTTGATCTGGTACCTATAGTACATAAGCCCGCTCTCCCACTGTCGTCTTTGACGGTAGGCGGGCATCATTCTACCGTCATTTTATAAGGAGCCATCATGGCACTAGACGACAGCTACAACATCGTGCGCCCAGGTCAAGCCAACTCGGCTGGTTCAGTTTCCGCACTGCACCTTGAAGAGTACACCGGCGTTGTGGAATCCACCATTGAGCGCAAGTCCGTCCTGAAGGGCTGGATTCCTGTTCGCCCTGTTAAGGGTACCTCGACCATTACCAACTTCGCAGTTGGTGAGTCCACCCTCCAGAAGGCAACCCCCGGTGCGCCTATCGACGGTACCGGCACCGACTTCGCAAAGCGCACGCTGACCGTTGACACGGTGATCTTGGCACGCGCCGTGCTGCCTTTGCTGGAAACCTTCCAGACCTCCTACGATGCCCGCAAGGAAATCGGTATGGAACATGGCAAGAAGATCGCCAAGTTCCACGACCAGTCGTTCTTCATTCAGGCTATCAAGGCCGCACTGCTGGCCGATTCGGCCTATCGTGGTTCGGGTGCCGCTGGCAAGCCCGCCGGTCACTTCGGTGGCTCGCAGGAAACCTTGGCCGCTGCTGGTGACAGCCTCGACCCAGCCAAGCTGTACGCAGCCGTGGCTAACCTCTTCGTCAAGCTGGAAGAGAAGGACGTTGATCCCCGCACCGACGACGTGATGATCGCTCTGCGCCCTGCCGAGTTCTACACGCTGTTGCAGAACGAGCAGTTGATCGACGGTACCTACAAGACCTCTGAGGGTACAAGACCTCTGAGGGTACGTCCATTCAGGGCCACCTCTTGAAGGCTTACGGCGTGCCTGTGACGAGTTCCACAAACTTCCCCGGTGGCTCCAACATCAGCGGTCACCTGCTGGGTGCTGCCTTCGATGGCGACTTCTCGAAAGTCGTGGCCGCTGCCTTCTCGCCCCGCGCACTGCTGGCCGGTGAAACCATCCCCCTGACCACTGACGTGTTCTGGGATAAGGTCACGAAGCAGTGGTTCGTTGACGCCCACCTGTCCTACAGTGTGACGCCCAACCGTGCCGAATACGCCGGTGTGATTCTGAAGCCTTGATAGGTTAAAGACCAGTCGGCCCTGCTAACGCGGGGCCTTCTGCCTATAGCTTACTACCCTACCCCTCCCTAACCCGGAGGGGTATTTTGCCGTTTCTGGAGGCCCTATGGCTACTACCCTCGATGTCGTTAACGACTGCCTAGCCTCCTTAGGCGAAGCCCCTCTCGCCACTCTGAGCGAGCCACATGAGTTTAAGAGTTCTGCCCAGCGCACCCTCGCACGTACCAGCAAGCGCATCCAAGCTACCGGTTGGTGGTGCAACCAAGAGGCTGTGACCTACGTACCGAACTCCGTCAACGGCCAGATTCAACTGCCCGGTGATGTGCTCAAGTTCCAATCAGGTGTGCGTAGCCGCGACCTGTTGCAACGTGGCGTGCCTAAGCCTTGGATCGTGCAGCGCGGAACCCGCCTGTACGACACCCGCACCCAGAGCTACGTCATCACAGAGGATGAGGTGATCGGCGAGATTACCCGCAACGTNCCNTTTGAGGANNTGCCCNCTGTGCTCAACGAGTACATCGCCGCCGAGGCGGTGGTCAAGTTCCAGTCTAACTTCGATGCCGACAACAGCAAGCGCCAAGAGTTAGAGCAGCACTGGACGCTAGCCCGAGCCGACGCAAGGGCCGAGCAGATTCGCCAAGTGGCCGTTAACTTCCGCAACAATAACTCGACGCTTAACCGCATCAAGTCGTACACACGCTCAGCCCGCCGTTACATCGGGCGCTAAGGATACACATGAAAGTAGCCAACAGCTATGCCTCGCTACTGCGGGGCGTGTCCCAGCAGGTGCCGCAGGACCGCACCGATGGGCAGCACACCGAGCAGGTTAACCTGTTGTCTGATCCCGTGGATGGCCTCACCCGCCGCCACGGTTCTATCTGGCAGGCTGAGCGCCTGCTCCCAGACATGACCGGTGCCCAGCTATACTTCGCCCTATCAGACTTCGGTAACTACGTAACCATACCGTTTGACTCAGGTGGTAAGGCATATGTTATACTGTACCGTAAGGCTGCCCCAGTAGTCCCGGAAATTAACCTCCCGCCGTTCTTCGTGTATAACAAGACGGACAAAGTGTTTCTCCCAACAGTTCGCCCCTCGGTAGACTCAGTGCTAGACGCCATAGGCGGTGTGGCTGCTGCTACTCAAGTCGGTAAGTATCTGTTCTTTGCGGGGCGCGACACAGCCGTAGCAGGTAGCAGCACTGACCTGTGGGGCAGTAGCCCGAACAACGGGCGCACTGTTATCTGGGTACGGGGCGGCGCGTTTAGCCGTACCTTCTCTGTTACGGTACGCACAACTGGCGGGGTAGAATATACCTTCTCCCACACCACACCACCTAGCAGCTACCAAGGTGTGCTCGACACTAGCGACATTGCAAGCTCTGACCCAGACTACACCAAGAAAGTCAACGACCGGGTTAACGCGTACAATGCTGCGGTCACGGCATGGATTGGTACGTCTACTGAGGCAGTACAGCCCAAGTCCATCACTAACGGCCTGTGGCTGGCAGCAATTGCTGCTGGGGTGCCGGGTCTAATCGGCGTCGTCAAGGATACGACCATCGTGATACAGGGTATCGCTGCGGTCACTGTTACCGACGGTGGTGACAACAGCCTGATCCGAGGCGTAGCTAACGAGGTAGACAGTGCTTCAGCAGTTAGCCCAATCCACTACGTTGGCAAGGTTGTTAAGGTGCGCGGTCAAGGTAGCGCCGAGGCGTACTACCTAAAAGCCGTAGCCAAGGATGCCGGTGCTATTGCTGGGACACTGGCAGATGTAGTGTGGGTAGAGGGCGCGGGTGTTCAGCACAGCATAACTAGTGGAATCCTGTACGGTACTATC